CGAGAAGTGGCGTGGTATATGTATCGAGGAAAATGAACTTCAATGGTTCCAGCAGGCTATACGTCACTATATGTACAAACGTATAGAATCCCATCCTCTTACGAGAGGAAAGGTGAATTTTACTTCACAGCTGGTCAACCGCGAATTAGCGTTGTTGGGGTCTAAGGTCAATGAAAGCAGAGCGACGATCGATATGTCGGCTGCTTCTGACCGTATAACCCTTAAGCTAGTCCGCTACCTCTTTAGCATGAATAAACCACTCTTGCGAGCGGTCGAAGCATGTTCATCGAGGGAAGTTGAGCTCCCTAAGGGTACTGAAGATTGGTTTATCAGTACTATGCCTCTCGAAAAAGTGGCTCCTATGGGATCAGCCATTTGTTTCCCTATTATGAGTATTGTCCATTTTGCATTAATACGGGCAATACTGGATAGGTCCGACTCGATAGCAAGACATTTGAAACGGGAGATATACGTTTACGGGGACGATATTATTGTACCCTGTGAATGTGTACAAGCTATTTATGACTATTTGCCTCTTTTCGGGATGAAAATTAACACCGAAAAAAGCTTTAGCCACTCGCTTTTCCGTGAGTCTTGCGGTCTCCACGCCTACAACGGTGTGGACATTACGCCTACCAGGTTTAAGACCTGTTTAGATACCAAGTCGTCGCCGGCTGATCTAGCTGGAGCCCTTCGCCTCGAAGAGGCCTTTTATTATAAGGGTTACAGTGAGGTCGCTGACATATTGCGGCTTGACATCCAGAATGTGGCACGTAAATACGGTATAAGTTACGTGCCGTACGTTGACACAAAGTCCCGCCTTTTCGGGTTCTTCCGGAAGAGTGTGGACGCGCCAATCGACGAGTTTATCAAACACGCACGAAGACGCTGGGATGTTGAGTTTTGTGAGTGGCCTAGGAAACTAGGTCCCTTAACAAAAACGCAGTGGGAAACTCCTGAATACCAAACTTGGATATACCAGAAAGTTCCTGTGATAGTCGACACGTTCGATGAACGCAGCTCCTTTCTAGGTGAAGAGGACCGCTATCTGCGGTATCTCACCCAAGCTAATGTGTGGGGGTCCCACAATTACGATGAGGGTTATTCCCGAAACACCATGTTTCGGAAATTAGATCTTAGAGAGTCTCAGCTCGGTTACAGATGTTGAGCTAGATTCTCAATAGATCTAGGGCGAGTGTGTCTGTGAGGCACGCGACCTCGGAGGATTAACCTCCTAAGG